ATTCAAGCAGCTTTATCAGGCATTAAATATTTTTGACCGTTCGATTATGACGGCGGATGTTCCAATTCCATTCTGGACGAAAAAACTTCTCTATCGCCTCGGCGACATGGATCAAGGAAGAGGATTTTTCTATAAAAGCAAGAAGACCCCAGCCCATGAAGGGACACAATTTATACCCGGAGGATCCGGATACGGTGAACTGAAGTTCTACCAGAATTTTACGCCAGGATCCGTAAGGGCGGCGGAAAAGCAATACAAATCAGGGCATTTTAGCGGTGAAGTTTACAAGGGCAATACAGGCAATTCGCCCTTTGTATGGACACGTTTTAGCGAACGAATAGATGAAAGTGGAAGAAAGCTTCTTCTTGGTGAAGAAATTCAGTCCGATCTGCACCAGAATGTGGCACAGAAAGGATATGCCTATGCTCCACGACTCGATAAGCATGATGTTCTTGCCGAAATGGGCGAATTTGCCAAGCAATTAGATACAAAGACACAAACTTTGGAATCTACAAGGCTTAGAAAAGAGACAATCAAGGCGTTGCCTCGTCATGAGCGTGAATCTCCAGCAAATGTTGCTGAATTGAAGAATATTGAGAAGGCGATAAAGAAACTGATTAAGGATGTTAAGACACTGAAAGGTAAGGTTGAAGCGCAAGCTAAAGCAACTGGAAGAAGTGGACAAGTTCACCCTGATACTGCCTTCAAGAAATCAGAGAATTATGCGAAGCTTGCTATGCAAGGGTTAATGAAAATGGCGTCAGATAAAGGATATGATGGCGTCGCGTTATCCACAGGAAGGATGAAGAAAACATACGGCAATATTCCAAAAGGTGGGGGTAAGTTCTATGATGAAATTGGAGTAAAGGCGATGGAAAGAATGGCCAAGAAAAGTGGATATAAACTCTCCTATACAACAATTGTTGACGGCAACGGATATTCATGGGAAAAGGTCCCTGTAATTATTATGCGTGATGTCAACACTGGAAAAAAATTGATGGGTGATGCAACAATTCCAGTCTATAAAAAAGGTGGCATTGTTAATAAAAATATGGTAAAAAAATAAAATGGCTATTTCATCAAGAAGGCCTGCCTCTGGTTCAATAGAAAAGGCGATCGAAGCACTGACAGATGGTTTACAAATGGGTCAGGGAGCTGATGTACAAGTTCCTGACGAAACTGTTACTTCTGAAGGTGGTGCACAGATTACTAATCTACCAGACGGCGGAGCTGAAATAAATACAGATCCTAACGCACCAGTTGACCAATCACAGATTCCTTTTGAAGGAAATCTTGCTAATTTTATTGAAGACAGCGATCTTCAAACATTATCCAATAAATTGGTGGCGGCGTACGAATCCGACAAGATGTCTCGAAAGGACTGGGAGGATACGTATGTAAAAGGTTTGGATATGCTTGGATTTAAGTATGAAACCCGCACGCAGCCTTTTGAAGGCGCAGCCGGGGTTGTTCATCCATTACTGGCTGAATCAGTAACGCAGTTTCAGGCGCAAGCTTACAAGGAACTTCTTCCTCCAGCAGGACCAGTTAATACTGAAATTGTTGGTGAAATTACTCCAGAAATTGAAGAACAGGCGAAACGTGTTAAAGATTACATGAATTACCAAATTACACAAGTTATGAAAGAATATGATCCTGACATGGATTCATTATTATTTTATCTTCCTTTATCAGGTTCGGCATTTAAAAAAACTTACTATGATTCGTTATTACAACGACCAGTTTCTAAGTTTGTTTCTTCAGAAGATTGCGTTGTTAATTATATGGCAACATCATTGGAAGAAGCTTTTAGAATTACACACGTAACCAAAATTGACTCTAATGAATTAAGAAAACAACAAGTCAATGGGTTTTACCGTGATATAGAAGTTAATACTGGCTCCATTAACACCATCAGCGATGTAACAGAAAAAATTGACGAATTGCAAGGAGTCAGTGACACAATTGCATCAGATGATGATGAGCATTTTCTTTTGGAAATGCATGTGGATGCGGATGTTCCAGGATTTGAAGATCCAACTGGAGTTAAGCTTCCTTACATTATTACCATTGATCAATTTTCCACAAAAGTTTTAGGAATAAGAAGAAATTGGACGGAACAAGATCCATCTAAAAAAAGAGTTGACTATTTTACACACTACAAATTCCTCCCAGGACTGGGGTTTTACGGCTTTGGTCTAATTCATATGCTAGGAGGGTTATCGCGAACAGCAACAAGTGTTTTGCGGCAGTTAATTGATGCTGGTACACTCGCTAACCTTCCAGCAGGTTTCAAGGCACGTGGAATGCGTATACGAGACCATGATGAACCGTTGCAACCAGGAGAATTTAGGGATGTGGACGTAACAGGAACTTCCATCAAGGAATCATTGTTACCACTTCCATATAAGGAACCATCTCAAACTTTATTCGCTTTATTGGGTTTCTGTGTTGACGCAGGAAAATCATTCGCAGCAATTGCGGACATGAAACTTGGGGAAGGGAATGAACAGAATCCTGTTGGAACTACACTCGCACTATTAGAACGTGGAACGAAAGTCATGAGTGCAATCCATAAGCGATTGCATTACGCGCAGAGATTGGAATTTCAACTTCTTGCTCGCTGCATTCAAATGTTCTTGCCACCGGAATATCCTTACATGGTTAAAGGTGGAAATAGAACGATTAAGCAAAGCGACTTTGACGAGCGTGTTGATATACTTCCAATTTCCAATCCCAACATATTCTCCATGTCACAGAGAGTTATGCTGGCACAACAGCAATTACAAATGGCAATGGCCAATCCAGCATTACATAATTTGCGTGAAGCATATCGAAGAGTTTACCAAGCGTTGGATGTGGATAACATTGACGGGATACTAAAACCTGATCCAGGAAATCCTCCACCGAAGAGTCCAGCAACTGAAAATTCAGAATCGATGCGAGGAACAGAACCAAAAGCATTTCCGAAACAGAATCACAAGGCGCACATAGAGGCACACGGAGAATTCATGTTTACGCGTCCTGTCCAGATTAATGTGCAGGTCTACGCAATGATGGAAGCGCACATATTACAGCATATAGCCATTATGGCAGCGGAACAGGTTGAAGAACAAATGCAACCGCAGGCTCAACAAATGCAACAACAGATCCAACAAATGCAACAACAAGCGCAACAAAATCCAGCCATGCAAGAACAAGTGGCTCAACAAATACAGCAAATGCAACAACAATTCAGTATACAAAAAGAAGCTCAGATTTCTGTCGTTGAAGCACAATTGATTAAGGAAATGGCTCAAGAAGAAACTCAAAGAAGCGGACTAGAAGAACAAGATCCATTGGTAAGATTAAAACAACAAGAAATTGATATTAAAGCGGCTGAATTACAGCAAAAAGGAGAGTTTGATCAAACCAAGATGCTTATGGAAACAGCGGTTGATGCAGAAAAGCTTGACTTGGAGAGAGAAAAGATGTCTAGTAATTCTGAATTAGGTATGGTAAAAGAATCTTTTGGTCTCATGAAAGAGGGTCAAAAAGATACTACAGCTGAGATTAAGGAAGATGTTATTAGACTGCGTGAAAGTGCTAAAAACCGAAGCAACGAAAAGATTGCGTCAATGAAGGAGAGAGCTGCGGCTAGGAAAGCAAATGGCAAATCAAAAAGTAAGTAAAATAGCAGATGTAATGCATAAAGCGGAACAGTTAATTATGGAAGAACTAAAGGACAATCCAGGACACGACTTATTGGTTGCGGCTGGACTGATGGCTGTTACAAGGAATCTGTACATACATGCACTTGGTCCACAAGAGGCGCAGAAAATATTTGCAGTTATGTTAGATTCGTTTATAATAGCGGATGAAATGTATTATGGCGAGAACCATGATACTCCACCAACAATTCACTAGGAGGTAAAGATGAAGTTATTGAAAGATATTTGGAATCACTTGAAGGAGTGGAACGAATGGGGAATGAAGGACTGGATTAAAGCTGGTATCATTGTCGTCGTTGTTCTTGTGATTTTAAAAATGATAATTTTACCGGGCGCATAAGGAGAATATTAAAATGGCAACTATGAGACGTAACAGGCGTTTGCCTGGACAAAGTTCGAAATACAGGGATCATCCCTCTAATGTGGGAAGCCCAAGTTATTTTGCTGACACAGGCCGTGGATGGGTGCCAAATTCATTACCAAGTAATTACGCTAATAAACCCGTATCTCCAACGAGAAGAGGTGACAATAGGTTTGCAGGAGCAAGACAAGCTATGACTAGCGATCCAGCATATAGAGGAACTAGAGGTGACAATAGGTTTGCAGGAGCAAGACAAGCTATGACTAGCGATCCAGCATATAGAGGAATTACTGCAACCGCACCCGGAAAAAAATATATAACGAAAGCAACAGAAGATGAAAAAGATCAAGCGGCTTTTGATCATAGAGCTACGGCCCATTTTAAGCCGTGGTTTGCTAATGTAATGGACAAGTTCGGAGGATTGACTAAAGGCGCTATGCGTGGCTCACGATTACATAAATCATACAAAGATAAGTATGGCGATAGTAAACAGTGGGAAGCTGATAAAAAAATGATGGCTTCAGGGTGGGACTTAAGTTCTGGTGACCCAGGATATGAAGGAAGTGACAAACAGTTCTATGATAAATACATGAATCTTGCCGATATGGCGCAGGATAGTACTAAGGCTCAAGAATATAGAGATACGGCTGAAACGGCTTGGAGAAACAAGCAGACTTCCGACAGACTGG